TAATAGACGGTTACTCGAGATCTGAGTCTTTTGAAAAAGTAGATACGGTATCACAGTTTGATACAATAATGGTGTACGGATACAGCAACAATCCATCAAATATTCTCAGCAACCTTGGCGTGATATTTAGCGATACGCCAGACGCAAGTTATGAACCCTACACCGGCAACCAAATCTCCGTCAACTGGGAAGACGAAGCTGGCACAGTCTACGGCGGTATTCTTACGCTCAATCAAGACGGAAGCGTAGACTTATCTAACACTTATGCAAAGCATCCAATTAGCTGGAGTGATTTCAGTTGGCGATTCTTTACACAGAATAGTGACGGAACCGGGTATGTAGCGTCAACGGCAGAGTTGAACATTATTGACTACGAACCGTCAGACGAAGTTTATTCTGAAATTTTTAAAGAGAGAACACTTACTGTATCTATGGACACAGCACAACTTAAACTATACGAAATGTGCATGAAGGGAAGCTGCATTAGTATTTGTACTCCATATAACAACGCCACAGACTTAATTGCAAACCTTGGAAATATAGACATTGTTTTCAAGACAACGCAAAGTACTCCGTATCACTTCTCTAGTATCAGCCAGCTCAAGACCGTCCTCGGCGTGAACAACATCTGGGCGAACACCGGAGACGTTGAGGTTGAATATCCTTGCGATACCAAGCTGTTCATCGAGAAACTCACCCAGCCGACAGAGGATGATATGACGGCAAATGCCAACATTGCCGCGAGCACCTTCTTCATGATCGGCAACACCTTGTATTTCAGCACTGCTGCAATCGCACAGGGAGCAACGATTATTCCCGGCACTAACTGCAATGTGGTAAGCCTTGCAGATGCACTCAATCAACTCAATACCTGATAGGAGGATAAAACAATGAAGTATCTTGTAACTGAAATCCAGAGTTTCCCCGGTGGTGCTACCGCCACTCCGACCTATGCGTATGACAGCGCAAACTATGACACTCAGGACAAAGCCCAGCAGGCCGCAAGAGCGAAGTATCACCAGCTTCTCGCCGGTGCGGCTGTCTCTCAGGTTCCCATGCACACCGTCGTGATGTACACGGATGATGGCTTCTTCATCGACTCTGAGAAGTTTGAGCATGAGGTTCAGCCCGAACCGGCTCCCGAAGAGGTCACTGGACCGGTTGAGGGTGAATAATGGGAGAATCCATAGCGCACGGGTTCGGCGCGATTCTGACCGCAGTCGGCTTGATGATGATTAAGGATGATGCACAAGCCGGATATGCAATCTTCGCAATGGGCGTATATTGGCTTGCGTTTAGAGAACGTGAATAACGCCACTTAAAGGAGTGCGAATGATGGTAGCGGTTAAAGGTATGGATATACCTCTATCATGCGGGTATTGTCCATTGAAACAATTCACAGTCGGCATTGGTGACGATTGCCTTGTTGGAGCAAAAGAAACTATGTACCAACAAAGGCCGCATGATTGCCCACTTATTGAAGTGCAAACACAAGAAGCTGAAGTCACTTAACGGCCTAAATAGGTTACGCGAGAACCCAATTATTGACTGGGCACACCGGGCATGATAAAATGAAGAAGGGGCGAGACTTAATAGCCTCGCTCCTCCAACCACGGGATGATGGCCTTACTCAATGCCCACGCTTTGGATCGTTCTTCGTCTGTGCAATACTTGTCGAGCCTTGCATAGACATCAGGAGGAAGAGTACAGGAGAATTTGACGAACTTCTCTTTGTCCTCTCCGTAGCGTGGACGGCCTCTGCGAGTATCACGCTCGCTCATGGGCATCACCTCAAGGTAATTCTATCATGACTGTCAAGGAGGGCAAAATGAAAGCGGCAGAAGCGATTGAGATTCTCAAAGAAGATTCATACGTGCTTTATGAAGACGATTCTCCGTACAATCGTAAGGCATATGATCTGGCAACGGAAGCCCTTGAATGGTTCGACGGTTGGGGACTTACACCTGAGACAGCAAACCAAGTATTGAAAAATTATTCAGCTTTTCTGTGTTCGATGACAGGTGGGAAGCTATCCAAAATAGGGTATGACCTTGCGACAATGGAATCATGTGCAAGGGACTATTGGAATCTTTGGCAATCAGAAAACGCTTAGTCACTTAAATCGGTTTTCTGGCATAGGCTGAAAAGGCCAGTAAATACTGGGGTTTTCGGGCCTCGAAAATTGACAGGCCTATTTAAGTGACGAAACCTATCTCGTGAAAATCCTGCGAAATCACATGATAATCACGAGATAACCGCCAACTCAGGCGGGATAAAAGTATGAGGCAAAAGAAGCGAAGTGCGGACGAGAGCTTCAACCGAGAACGGTCTTCTGGTCACTCCGCGACACAGACTGCCGTAGCTCAGTCGGCGAGAGCAGTTTCTCAGGTCGGTGGTTCAAGTCCATCCGGCAGTCTGACTTTTCAAGAACCTTTCAAAACCTTACAGGAGGGATGCCGATATGCTTTTGGTAAAGATCATGATTTGCATTGCCGTGGTATCGGCGGTGCTGATTATCGCGTTAGCTTTTAAGGGAGGACGCAAGCCATGATTACACGCGAAGAGCTGGAAGAATTTATCGAGGGATGCATATGAGTTACCATCAGACTATTTACAACCTACTCCGAGGATACGGCCTTTCTGAAGCCGGTGCTTTGGGTATGCTTGGCAACTGGGAGTGCGAAAGCGGATGTGAACCGTATCGTGTACAAGGCGATTATCAGGCAAGCAGAGCAATCAGCAAAGCCTATGTGGATGCAATCGAAAGCGGACGCATGAGCAAAGAACAGTTTGCGACAGACCAGAAGGGCTTCGGCCTCGCCCAGTGGACTTATCCACAGCGCAAGCGGAATCTGTGGGATAGAGCAAAAAACAGTATATACCGAATTGACTACTGTGAGTTTCAGGTTGAATTTGCAATTTTGGAGCTTTCCAGCGAATATTCTGGTTTGCTGTCCTACCTCAAGACCGCCGAAGCAATCTGGGACTGCACCGACCGTATCTGCCGTGAGTATGAGCGACCTGCCGTCAACAATGTTCAGGCACGGTATGAGGCGGCACTGCGGATCAGGAAAGAGCTTGACCTGTCAGGGGCGGTAGTTGTTGAGGATAATGCGACAATTCAGGAAGCTGAAGTGTTGCCCTATAAACCGGAACTGATCCCAGCAACTGAGTGCTGGCCGCCCAGGATGGTGGACAAGAACATGGACGGCGATGACGTCGTAATTCTGAAGGCTGTTCTTTCAGCCCGCGGTTTTTTCAATCAATTCAGCGCAGATTCCAGTGGATACCTGGACGGCCAGACGGACAAGTTTGATGACGACACAGAGAAAGCTGTCAAGCACTTCCAGGCGGCCTACAAGCTGGACGTGGACGGAGTAGTCGGCCCGAAGACCTGGGCCAAGCTTTTGGAGGTGTGACATGGACGATGTGGAATTCAGAGAACTGCGAGACCGTGTATCATCCCTCGAAAACAGAATGGCTGAAAAAGACACACAGTTCGCAGTCATCAATACCAAGCTGTCAGCAATCTTGTGGGGTGTCGGAGTAACCGGCACTGCGCTTGTAGGAATTCTATTAAAAATGCTCTTCGGAGTATAACAAATGAAAGGAGAAATGACATGAACGACAAAGAGCGGTATGTGGTATGCACCACGGACGGGAAGAACTATACGATGGTCGGGAAGACCTATGGGCAGATTCTGGAAGAGCTGGGTGAGGATAAGGTCTGGCTCATGATCCGGCTGGACTATCGGGAGGTAGAAGCATGAACACCATCGATTGGAAACGGAAACTCACTTCTCGGAAATTCTGGCTGGCAGTGATCGGGCTGGTCTCCGGCCTGCTCATGGCATTCAAGGTTGACGGCGAGACCGTTGAGACGATCAGCGGCGTGATCATGTCCGCCGCTTCGGTTATTGCGTACATCATCGGGGAAGGAATGGCAGACGCGGCCAACGTGCCTGAGAAGATTCCGGAGGAATAAACCATGGCGTTTGTAGGACAGGCAAGAGCCGGGGACGTCAGCGGGCGAGTCGGGTCAACACTGTACGGCGTGTGTGCGACGGCGGCGAATGTCGCAGCCAAGGAAGTTGCCATCGAAGGGCTTGACGCGCTTCTTCCGGGTCTCACGATCCACGTCAAGTTCACCAACTCCAACCGCACGAACCCGGCAACCGATCCGCCCACGCTGACGATCCCGACGATTGACAGTGTGGCAAGGAGAATCTACCGGCACGGTGCAGTGCCTCCGGGGAACACCGACCGGGAATCGTGGTACGCTGGAACCGTTGTGGCCCTGACCTTCGACGGAACGGCCTGGGAGATGAACGACTGGCAGAGCGACACGATCTACGACAACGCGACGCAGGAAACGGCAGGTCTGATGTCTTCGACGGACAAGACGACCCTCGACAACATCCGAGACAAGCGGACAACTTCGCTGGCCTTCCAGAATGTGCCGACGTCAGCCTGGGTATCCGACACGACCACCTATCCGGACTATCCATACAAGGCGACGATTTCCTGTCCCGGTGTGACGGCCAACCATTTTGTGCAGGTCTGCTTCGCGCCGGAGCATGTGGTCAACTATGTGCCCGCTCCGGTATGCCTTGCGGGAGCGGATCAGGTGACGGTCTGGATGATGATTGATCCGGGCGCGAGCATTACGGTTCCGACGGTCTTTGCGGTGCTGCCGGACAGAACGTGAGGTGACACATGGCATATCAGACAACCGGTAAAATCACCGGTATGGACGTTTTCCAGGCAGCAATCACGATCATGGACGAGTTGTCGGATGAGGGCAAGTACAAGTACGACGATACAAAAGAGTATCAGGACCGGACGCTTGCAATTCTGAACATGCTTCAGAATGAGCTGTATCCGTTCAGCGACACGTACAAGCTCAATCAGGAGTGGGGCAGCAGACGCAGGCCGGTCGCAGACAGGCTGGAAAACCTGTACGACAACATTGACCTGGACGATTACTGCGCTGGGACAGTGCTTCCTTACGGACTGGCAGCCCATCTGCTTCTGAATGAAGACCCCAGCACAGCAAACTATTGTCAGCAGCGATACGACGAACTCAAGGCCTCGCTCACACGCGGGCTTCCCGCAGAGAGCGAGGATATTGAGGATGTGTACGGGCCGAAGGGCGGTATCTATCCGTACAACGAGTTCTCAAGGTGGTGCTGATATGATGAAGGAGATTACCCCGGAAACCCTGAAGAAAAAAGTCGATGAATATTTCAATGAATGTGGGAATACTGTGTTCCCAGACTATGCTGGAATGCTTCTCAGCCTCGGCCTCTTTGAGGACGAGGTTGCGGAGCTTTGCGACGGGGACAGTGATGCAGCGGCGAAGTACCGCAGAGTGTTCGACTACGCAAAGCTGAAAAGGAAAAGCTGGGCTGTCCGGGAAGCTGCGAATGACAGCAAGCGCGGTTCGATTCTGTTCAACCTTCTAAAGCAGGAAGAGAACGGCGGATACACAAGCGCGTCTGCCCCAAGCAAAGGCGCGACGCTTAATATCAAGTGGGACAGCGCAGGCGGGGCGGAAGCTTTCAAGTAGGTGAAGCTATGGCAAGTATTTCAGGCGCAAACAACGAAAAAATTTACAGCCTCAAGAAGTGGGGCGGGCTGAATGAGGCTCCGGACGGGGACACCCGCCTCAAACTCGGCGAAGCCTCGAAGATGGTCAACTGGAAGATCACCAGAGACGGAAACCTGAAGAGGCGGCCAGGTACACAATTTGTCGCAGGACTGAGCCCGGAATATAGCCTGAGTATCAGCGGCGACATTGCGGAGCTTCAGCAGGTGACGGATGCAGACACCTTCAACGTGTATCACGACGCCTCCGCAGCGGCTATTCCCGGAAAGGTCATGCTGATCGGCACGGGGGCGGCCATCGTCGGCGGCAGTATCATCACGGACACGGCGAGCATCAACCGTGGTGTGCTGGACTTCGGCGTGTCCACGTCGGCGAGAATCGAAAACGGCGTTCTGATCGTGGAGAACGCGCCCAGCAGGATCACCCTGGAAGAGCTTCGGGCAGAGCTGGACGCGCTGGAAGACGGGGATTATCTATACATCTGGCACGATGAGCTCCCGTATGCGCTCAACGAAAACTCGCTGTACAGCGTCAACGGAACAACCTGGCTCGGCGGGTATCTGATGACCTCGGTAGCAAGCAGCGCGGTTCCGGTGGAAGGACTCTGGACCGGGCTTGTGCAGGGGAAAGAAATGCTCCTTGCGGCCTGCAACGGCAGAGTGTGGAGCCTGTACGATGAAGAGCGGGACGTGATGACGCGTATCCCGCTGGGCAACATCGACACGAGCGGGCGGGTGACGTTCTTCCCCTTCGGCGGGAACGTCTACATTCTGGACGGGGATAACTATTACGTTTATGACGGATCGCTTCTGTCCCCGGTGGCAGGATATATCCCGCTGGTGGCAATCGCCATCGGGCCCGTGATCGACGGGGAGAACCCTTCCAGCGGCGAGACCACAGGCGAATACGTCAACCGGCTGACCCCGTACCGCAGGGTGTGGATTTCCCCGGACGGTGAGCGGGATACGTTCCCAATACCAGAAAAGCACATCATCTGGGACAGTCAATGCCACGTTAACTATATCGGAGACACCGAACCCGTACCGCTTGAGTACGGAACCGATTATACCGTAGACCCGGACAAGGGACAGATTACCTTCACGCTCAAGGATGAGCAGGACCAGCCAATTCACCCGGCCAAGAGCATCAACAGCTACGAGGTCTGCTACCGAGCTATGTCGGACGCGGATTACGCATCCATGCGCGCTCAGGTGACGGGAAACCGGTTTTCGGAACTCTTTTCCGGACCGACGGACAACATGGTCTATATCTACGGCGACGGGAGCAACCGGGCGCTGTACAGCGGGATGGACTATGACGGGATGCCCAGAGCGGACTACTTCCCGGATCAGTACGAGGTTCACGCAGGCGACAGCAACACGCCCATCACGTCGATGATTCGTCACTATGGGGATCTGGTGTGTTACAAGACAGATTCCACCTGGGCCATCACGCAGAGCAGCATGGAGCTGGCCAGCGGAGACAACACGGTAGGCATTTACTGTACCCCTGTCAACCGCGACAAGGGCAACGTCGCTCCCGGTCAGGTGCGGCTGGTGGACAACAACCCCGTTACCTGTTCGGAACGCGAGCTGTATCACTGGATCAATTCCAGCTATTATACATCTACACTTTCGCGGGATGAACGGCAGGCACGGCGAATCTCCGACCGGATTCAGAAGAGCATCAAAGAGATTGATCTCACCAAGTGCTGCATGTGGGACGATAACGACGGTCAGGAGTGGTATCTCAGCCAGAACAAGGTCACGATTGTCTGGAACTATGTGACAGACACCTGGTATCGGTACGAAGGGATCGACGCCGTGTGCATGTGCAACTTCCACGGCGAGGTGATCTACGGCACGAGCGACGGACTGATTGCCCGCCTCACCTACGAATCCAAGGGTGACATGGGCTATCCCATCAAGGCAGAGTGGGAATCCGGAGCCATCGACTTTGGTGCTGCCAACATGCGGAAGTATTCTTCCAGCATGTGGGTGGGACTCAAACCGGAAGCGGAAACGAGCGTGAACGTGAAGCTCATCACCGACCGGAAAGATACCTTCAAGGAGAAGATCGTGAGCAGCGAGAAGGCCAAGGTCAGAGGCCAGCCCTTCATGGTCAAGACCAAGCTCAAAGCCAAGAAGTTCGTATTTTACCGGCTTCTGCTGTCGGTAGACGAGAAGCAGCCAGCGGTTACGGTGACGGATGTAGAATTCAGGGTCAGGCAGACCGGATATGCCAAGTGAGGTGTAATAGATGATAGGGAAAACCAATGCAGGAACCGTCCGCGGGATCATCAATGTGGTCTGCCCCAACGTCTCGACGGTTACCATGACACAGAGCGGACATGCCTACAGCTTTACACAGACTGGCACGAATTTGACCTTTAAGCTCCCAAACGCAGGGGAGTGGACGATTGCGGCAACGTATAACGGGATCACCGTAACAAAGCCTGTCACGATCGTGCCCGGTGTTGTTCAGACGGTCACAATCGGCGACAGCATTGTGCTGTATGACCACGGTGTTTATGCAACCGGATTTGAAAACGGATGGACATTTGACGGGCCAGGAAGAACTGGAATAGAGCACGACGATCATATACAGGTCGATGTGTTTACGAGCTGGAAAACAGGGACCTCAAAAGGCTCAATCGATCTTACCGGGTATCGAACGCTTAAGGCAACAATCACCGGGACACTCAGTGGTGGCACAGATCCTACAGAACAAATCTGGTTCAATGTCATCAACGGAAGCGGGACGGTCGTTGCTGGGAAAACGGAACGCAAGGGATCAGAAGGGGTAACGCGCTTTGACACGACGTGGGTGATTGATGTAAGTACGATTAATTATACGGCACGGTTTCAGCTGAGAGCACAAACATGGTCGGGCGGCAGCAACCCACGCCAAGCTGAAATTAATCTGTATAAGATAGAACTTCTCGCTTAAGAGGTGAACAACATGGCATCTTTGCAGGAAACCTTTGCGCAGCGGCAGAACGAGTCCGCAGCGCAGATCAACAACATGTACGACAAGCAGGCCGAAACGCAGGCGGCAGGGCTCAAAGCGGAGTACGACCGCAACATGTCCAACGCTCAGGCAGCGGCAGATAGGATCGCGCCGCAGTTTCAGAGTCAGGCCAACACGCTTGCGGGCCAGTTCGAGCGGCAGAGACGAAACGCCAACCTCAACGCGATGGTCAGCGGTCTCGGCAGCGGGGCGGGCCAGCAGCAGCAGAACGCCATGCGCAATGCGTTCGTCGGTCAGTACGGAGCGCTGAGGGGACAGGAGGCCGGAGCCGTCACGGATGCCAACCAGAAGATGGCCGACCTTACGACCGCTTACAACAACGCGCTGGTCAGCGCCAGAGCGGAGACGGACGCCAAGCGCGATCAGGAGCTTGTCAAAGCCTATGACACAAACCGCACCTGGTATGAGAAGCAGGCGCAGGATATGGCACAGAACTACGGACAGTTCGGGAGCCTTAAGGACATCTACGGTCAGGCTCAGGCGAACCAGATGCGGAATACGTGGATCGCGCAGAACCCCGAAGTTGCCTTCCGCAGCGGCATGATCACGGCAGACGACTACAAGAAGCTGACCGGAAAGAACGCGACAGCCGGGTATCAGTCGATTTATTGAGGTAAGAGACGATGGCTGAAGCAGAGAAGAAAAACGTAGCAATAGCTGCGCCGGCAGCGGTTACGACCGCAGCGGACATGAAAACGCAGGCAGCGGACGCGGGCCAGTTCAAGGCCGCGTTCGATGCCCGCAAGCAGGGATATAACGACAACGCAACAGGCGCAATCAGCCGCTCTCTGAACACCCAAAAGCAGGGCCTTGCCGACGCCTATCAGAAGAATGTCGCAGCCCATGATCAGGCGACGGCGACAAGTCAACAGGCTTTTGGCACTGCAAACCAAGACCTCGGTGTTCAGGCTGGCCGGACTCAGGCTGGCATGAACAGTTATGCCGATGTGCGCGGACTCAACCGGCAACCCGGGTCTCAGCAATCGCTGTCTCTCGGCCTTGGAGCTGCTACAGCCACGGGCAGGCTTGCCCAGCAGCAACAGCTGGCAGCACAGGAAAGTCAGAGACAGAAAGACTTGCTGAAGACAGACTACCAGAACCAGATTTCCAAAGCTGTTGCAGCGAACGACTACAAGACAGCTGCGGCTCTTCTGGACAACTATAACAAGCAGAACAACTGGCTTGATCAGAACGCAGCGGCTATGGCGAGCTTCGGCAACTTTACCGGCTACGAACAGATGTACGGCCCGGATCAGGCGAGGGCAATGCAGCAGTTCTGGATTGGTTCGAATCCGGAGCTGGCTTACAACACCGGCGTGATCGATGCAGCACGGTACAAGCAGATCACCGGCAAGAACGCACCGGATTACGTGCCGTCTGGCGGTGGCGGTGGCAGCGAAGGGAATCTTGGCGAAATATGGTGGCACTTGCCGGAAGCGCATGTTCACAGTGGTGGCGGTGGCAGTTCTTCCCATTAATGGAGGCTTAATATATGGCGCAGGTAAAAGAGATTACAACATCCGGCGGTGGCGGCAGTGGTTCCAGCGCCCCGGCAAGCAACGCAGGAAGCGTAGCCAAAGCAAGCGCAAACTCTTCTGGGAAAACATCAGCAAAAAGTGCAGCGGGTTCTTATTCAAAAAGCGGAGGTTCATCTCAAAGCTCTAAGAGCATCAGCAAAGCGGCCTTGAATACGAAGGCCGCTATTGCCGCAGGGGCAAGACATGCTTCAACGAAAAGCGCCGGAGTTTCTTCAAGTGCACGCTTTGGCAGCGGAATCAGCAGCGTCGCAAAACCGCTAGCCGGAACGTTCTCTCAGCAGGGAACTCCGCAAAGAGCCGGTGTATATGCCGGAGGCGGTCTTAATCCGTCTGCATGGGGATCGAGCATGTTGTCCCCGTCTGTGAGGCGTGAAGATTCAGCGCTTCAGAAAGCCATCGACGATATTTCGCTTCCTGTTGATTATGAAGACAGAAATATTCATGCGATTGACCCGGGCAAAGACGCTGATGAGTCTTATCTTCAGAAGGCAGCAGAATTTAACATTGGCCGGCAGATTTGGGCCTTCAACGATACGGCTGGTGCCCTTAACCGCGAGTATGCCAGCAACGAGGAACAGCTCGCAGATATCCTTGACCTAATGACCCACGCGCAGGTATACTATAACGACGCGAGGAAAAACGACTACAAGTTCAACGTTAACGGGGAAGAAGTCTCTGCTGCTGACGAGTGGAAGAATCTCTACGATGAGCTTGAACGTCGCAGCAGCTGGCTGACGGATGTTGGTCAAGTTCAAGACCTGTTTACACGGTATCAGAACGGTGAAGACATCACCCTTGAGAATGTAGACACGATGACCGCCCGCGCCCAGGCCCGTCTTGATAACGCTTACGATGACGAAGACTCTGCTATGTGGCATGGCATTATTGGTGACCTCAACAATATCTGGGGCGGTGTTAACCGCAAAACAGCGCAGAACATTCAGAGCCAGATAGATGAACTTGGTGCGCAGCTCGAAGCAGCAAAGAACGCATCACTTGTAGCCGAGCAGAGCGAGAACTCCCTTAATTTTGCTGACGTCATCGCTTCGGAGGCTGACCGGCAACTGATTAAGGATCGCGCTGCTGAGGCAAGAGCTGCCACACAAGGTGTATATGACCAGCAGATGGCAGCGCAGGCTCAGCTTGATCAGCTCAATGCGGATTATCGTGCCCGGTTCATGACGCCTGAAGTTGAGGCAGCCATGCAGCGTCTTTCCATTGCTCAGCTTGGCAAGGCATATCCTAAAGCACATGGGAAAGCGGACGCAGAACGGATGCGCCAGGAAGACCAGCAGCTTGTTGACGATTGGAACTCTGGCATGGGGTTCGCCCAGCAGTATTACAACTGGCAGGATCGAATCGCAGGTGTAAGCCAGAGCTTCGCAGCAAGAACCGCAGGCTCGGCTATGAACCTTGCAGCGTGGGCAGCAGATGCTGTTACGCACGATAACGACCAGCTCCGCGAAGCTCAGCAGGCTCGCGATATGGCAGCGCGGGCGTACTTGACAGACGCCACTCCGGAGAACAAGGCTGCGCTGGATGCAGCCGAGGCAGCGCTTAATCAGGCTCAGAACGACCTGGCCACCGGGAAGACCGAGAGGACCGGGGTTGCCGTCAAGCTCGAAGATATTGCAGACAATCTCGATGAGAAGTCTCAGGCCGAGATCGTCAAGGCCAAAGAGGGCGCTTCCAAGTGGGGGCAGTTCGGTCTCGACCTTCTCTCCACGGCTATGGACATGGGCCTCGATGCCCTGACCGGCGGTGGGCTGAAGACGATGTTTGCTCGTGTAGCCGGAAGCGGTATCGGCGAAGCCAGACGCGCAGGTGCATCCTCCGAGCAGCAGCTCGCCTATGGCCTTGCGCAAGGTGCAGTTGAAGCCCTTACCGAAAAGCTCACAGACGGTGTTGGCTTCATCTATGGTAAGGGTGTCACAACCGACGTTGTAGAGAAGGCCATCTCAAGGCTTGCCAACTCTGACGCAGGAGCGAACTTCCTTCGTATCCTGAACGGAGCAATCGGTGAAGGCGGCGAGGAAGTTCTTTCTGATCTGGCCCAGCCTTTCATCGACTGGATCATTGACGAGAACGCCAGAGATAACCACACAGTTGACATTGACCTGTCTGAAATGCTCTATGACTTTCTGCTTGGCGGTGCTATGGGCCTGCTGGGACAGGGAGTAGAGGCTGCCAATGGAAGCTACGCGGCGAAGAATATAGCGCAAACCGATGCGATGACAGAGCGTTACGATGCGCTCATGGAAGAACTCGGCGAGAACCCGAGACAGGTCACAGGCGCAGAACAGACTGAGATTAAGCGTCTTGAGGCCAGAATGGGTGATCGCGAAAACGGATCGAATCCGATTGGTCTTTTTGGCTCACCTCTTATGCAGCAGATTCGTCGAAATACGCAGAACATTACCACTCGGAGCAAGGGCGTGAACCGGCATGATACAGCAACCGGAGTCCTCGCGGAAGGCTTTGAGGATGCTGGCTACGTCAACTCCACCAACGCGGACGAGGATTACAACACAGCTACGACCGGCGCAGAGACCAGGGCACCCAGCTCCGATGCGGAAGCTCTTGCGCAGAATGAAGCGCCCGAAGAGCAGCCGGTGACTCGCACCGGCGAAGAAGAACTTCAGTACGAAGACGAACAAAACCAGCGTGATCTCGAAAACGAGGAACTTCAGCGCTGGGGAGGCCAGACAGACCCCAAAACCGGCGAGCCTGTTATGGCCTCAGAAACGGCCTCAGGAGCGCAGGGAGCCTCTATCCAAGCAAACACTCAGGAGAACCCCCAGCCATCGGTTAAACTCGAAGGAAACGAACGAGGCGAGGCCGTAACGTCCGAAGAAGCAAAAGCGGACGCAAAAGAGGTTGTAGGGAAGCTTCAGAATGCAGTTGCTCAGGGCAAACTTAACACGAAAGAGTCGGTGAGCAATGTCAAGGCTTCCGAGTTCCAGAAAGTTGAAGGCCAGTCTCTTGTGGAGCGTGTCAGTAACTTCTTTAAGGGCCTTGGAAACAAAGTGAAGAGTGCTGCACTCGGTGGGCAGGAAGTCATTCTCGATGAGCGCGGCGTGAAGAGCGACATTGCCCACGGTCTCGGTAAGGCCAAGGCTGCCACGTTCGCAGCTGTCCCGGATGTCATTGCCAACGGCAAGATCATTGATACGCAGAAGAATTGGAAGGGAAGAGGCTATGATACGCAGGTTATTGCCGGAAGGGTTTCCATTGATGGCAAAGGCGCATATGTAGCCTGCGTTGTAACGTCTGTAGAAGAGAACGGCAAGAACCGATTCTATCTCCATGAGGTCGTAGACGCCAGCGGTAATCTGATCTACAGCTTTGACAGTATGAATAAAAACGCCCCGGCTGCTAACATCAAGACCGGGGTAGCCGAAAACGGCATTACCGGAGTAGCAACCGGGGATACTGCAAGTATAGCACAGAATCCGCAGGCTGACAACAGCACAAATTCCTCGACAAATGTCAGCCAGGCTGGTACAATTAATCCGAAGGTAAGTAACAAATTAGACCCTTATCCGAAAGACCTTTCGGCAGACGAAGCTCACCAATACGCCGATGCAGCAAGCCCTGAATGGACGATTTACATTGATACAGGCGACACCGCCGTTGTTTATGATGGCGAGGTCTTATATAACGTCGATGAAGACGGGTTTGCTTACGATCCTCGGAAAATGCCCAGGGAGATGTTTGCTGCTCGCCTTCAGGAATGGACGCAGAGCGACAAAAATTATTATACCGAGTTTGCAGAACGACCTGTTGTTTTGAGAGAGGGAGGAACTAATGGTAACATTCAAGGAACGGAGAACGACACCACCGATAGTCAGTCAGGAGAAGCTGAAAGCAACTTATTTAGCGATAAAGAAATCGAGAGAAGAAGAAAGATCAGAGAACTTGCCCCAGATTACGAGGGAGAAGACGCCGAAGACTTAAAAGACGCTTGGGCTTTCGAAGTTTTTTCGGCTGAAAAAGAAGGTGCAAGTCTTGTTGATCCGCAGAACTATCCGCCGGTGTTAAAGACTGCCGTAAAGATCGCACAAAAGCTCGGGGTCAAACATGTCACGGTACTTGACTGTAATGGGAACGAAACGAGCGAAGTTGGATTCGTTATTAACGAGCACGAAAAAGCCGGAGTTTTCCTTAAAATCAATTACCAAGGGCAGAATAATCTCACGTTGGCGAGAACGTTATATCACGAGTCGTTTCATGCCATAGCCGGGGCTGCGTGGAAAAATAAATCAAAAGTTTCCGTTTTGACAAAAATCGCAAACGAAGCTGGTGTTCCTGGCCTTATCATTGATGACACTCTTGAAGCGTATTGTCTGAACTATGCAGAGTTTTATTTGGGTGGAATACCAGAGACGTGGGATAGTATGACAGATGCCCAGAAAGCCAGCTTTCTCGACACTATCGACCCAGACACTTATAATAGATTTGTAGAGAAGTGTGCCGAGGAAGTATGCTGTGATTTGTTTTCAGAGAACGTTGATTGGTTGGATTTCCAAACTGCAAATAAACTCACAAAAAAACTCGACAAGATTCTCGTTGGAGAGCAAATCTTCACAAAAGACGCCATTGATAACCGGATGCACGATCAGCACCAGATAGACACCGAGTTTATTGATTATAAGCAGCAACTCGATGGTACAACAGATAACGGCACTTGGGCAACAATTGATTACGAGACCGGAGAAATTATCGAAGACGAAGATCAACCGACTTCTCGCGAGCAAGCTCTACAGCAAGAAAACGAAGCTCTAAAACAACGAATTGCAGAACTTGAAGCTGCACAGCAAGAACAGGCTCAGGAAGAACCAGTTTCGACAGAAGAACAGCAGGAAGAATCGCAAACAGGGCGTACTCCCGGCAGAGTCAAGCAGTCTCAGTCTGCGTTTGAGCAGGACGTAGCTACCAAAGGCGAGCGTGCGAACACTGATGCGGCGATGGGCGAAGCAGAGTTCCTGTCCAAAACCAACGAAGCGCGATCCCGGACGGCGGATGCACTCACCGACACACAGGAGAAAGCCGATGCCCAGGCACAGAGACTGCTTCAGGAAGATTACGTCTGGAACGATGATGACGTCGTAATTGCGCAGAAGCTCATGTTCGACATGGTGAAGGCAATCCGTGATTACCAGCTGAAGAAGAACTCGAAGATGAAGCCTGAAGCGTTCAAACGAATGACTGAGCAGTACAACCAGCTGATGACGAAGCATCAGGAGAAGCTGTCGAAAGCCGGCCAGGAACTTCAGGCAAACTACATGTTCTCTACCGGCGACAAGATTGTGATGAAAGCTGCTCAGACCTTCCTCGGCTTTACCAAGGACGGACGTTTCGCAGGGGCTTCTGTCAATGCGAAGAACGCCAAAATCTACGCAGGTATTGAGGAAGCATCCAAGCGCATCCAGAAAGCAGTTGATGCAGAAGATGTGCAGGGCCTTGCCAAAATCTGCAAGGACATCTCGGATATCCGTAACGTCAAGAAGATGTTCGGGCCACTCGGCGGGTACGCAAGCGAGATGGAAAGCCGGGTGCTGGATAAGATTGCCAAGGGCGAGAACGCAGCGCAGAACCTTGAGAACCTGGCTTATGGCAACCTGAACGCGGTCTGTGACGATGTACAGCCCTACAAAGCCCTGAACGCAGCAAAGACTATCAGGGTCATGAACATGCTGTCCAACACTGCGACAATCGTGAACAACCTCGCCAACAACTTTGCGCAGGGTGCCGTCAACAGAAGCAGAGTCAATCAGGCGTTTAATAGCTTGGCAGCGAAGCCATTCGCAGCGCTTACCGGGCAGGAAGTTCTGTCTCAGACCGCCAGAGGTAAAGAGGCTAGGCAGGCTGTGCGCAACGCGAAGATGGAAGCACTTGAGACAGCTACACTCATGCAGATGTACGGCATCACCGAAGAAAACGGCAGGTTGGAATTGAACGACAGAGGCATGTTCAATCCGAACATCAATCCGTTTGAGCAGACGATGAGCCTGTATAAGTTTCTCACCGGTATTGGCGTCGAAGCAACCGATAAGATGCAGGCCGCAGGGATTCTCAAGTCCATGGAGCTTGGCATTGATGCGGACATCAAAGCCGGAAAGATTGAAGCGCACACCAAAGAACAGCGGATGCAGGAGGCGAGACACGAAGTCAACCGCTTGCTGTATAAGGACGACAACTCAACCACAGCGCTGGTTCAGCACATTCGTGACTTTCTCAACAAGTGGTCTATCGGCAATGATAGAGTTGGCACAATCGGCGTGGGTGACATCACAATGGCATTCGCGAAGATTCCCGCCAACGTGGTGAGGGCAAGGCTGTCAATGACACCGGAGGGTGCGCTGCTTCAGGTAGTGCAGTATGCCAGAGGCGTGAACAAAGCCAAGCGGATGCACGCAGAAGTCCTCGCGAGAGGCATTGTGGAGGCGTATCAGGAGCAGATCAACGAGCAGAACGAGAACCTTCAGGAAGCCTATGCAATGGAATGGAGTCCGGCGAGAGATGCGGCAATTCGGCAGGCCAAGAGCGAACTTGAAAAGATTAACCGCATGATGTGGGCTGAAGCACAGGACGCCTGCAGAGGCAGCGTGTACCGCAACCTCAGAACGATTGCAGGTAATTACAACGAGAACATGATGTTCAACGAAGCTGTAGAACGTGCCGGGTACATGAACGCAAAAGAAATGTCCCAGTTTGAGGCAGCTCAGCTTAGCCGGAAGATCGGTAGAGCGGCAACGTCTGCCGGTATGATGGCACTTGGGTCTGTTCTCCGGGCGCTTGGAGCGCTCAGAGACTTCGATCAGGAGCCGGATGATGAGCTTCGGAAGATGAACAGCGACAAGGGCTACCGCGGGCTGATGATGAACCTCTCGGCTATCGGGAGAAAGAATCACGAATGGAAAGACGGAGACCTGATTATAGACGGGGAGTTCCTCGAAGTCATTGCGATGCCGCTTACTATCGGAGCTACGGCGGCTGAAGCGGCTGCGACGGCTCAGGATGCGAAGACATGGAGCTGGCTCAAGTCGATGGCAGGCAACGGAATCGCCAAGACCTTCGAAGCGGTCGGGGATATCCCGGGCATGGCTGATGCGATCAACATGTACGAGAGTCTGACCAGCGCATACAATACGGACTATGATGAGAAGACATCCCGACTTCTTGCAGGTATGCTTCAGTACGCAGCGAACACAGTCCCAAGCTTCTTCCTACCGAATTCTATTTCTCAGGCAGCGGCTGGCTTCGATAACAAAGTCAGAGACGTCTACACCGCAAACAGCGCGTGGGGGCAGGCAGCGAACATCTTCAAGAACAAGTTCCCTGGGCTGCGCAACACGATCCCTGTTTCGGTTGACGTCTGGGGCAACGAGCGGACGTATGGTGAAGGCCTTTGGGGAGCGGTGAACAAGATGCTGCTTCCCGGTGACGTTCACGTCTACCGCAAGAACAAGTATGAGGCTGAGATTGAGCGGATGGTGAAGGCCGGGTACGGCAACGCCACGCCCAAGACCACAGTCAACAGCTCGTTCGAAGTGGGAGACGAGAAGTACACTATGACAGCTCAGGAAAAGCTGGATTTCAAAGCTGCGAGAAATAATCAGCAGCGGGAGCTTTTTGAAGCTTTCATCGACAGTGACTATTACCAGCAGCTGAACGACGCAGAGCGTATGAAGGTGTTCCAGTCCCTTAAGACGAGCGCTGAGCGTGATGCCAAGCAGGATATGCTCAACGGACGTCAGCTGAGTATGGAGATCAGCCGTGACAAGTGGGAGACTGAGCTTTTGGATGTGAATGACCAGATTCAGTTCCTCGCAGCGAAGCAGATGGCAAACAACGTGTTTGATCGTGATACTGAGGATATGGATTACGCGGCGGTGGATCAGTACCTGACCGGCGCTTACAAAGCTCTGGATGAGACACAGCGGAATCTGCTGGGCTCTTCGTTCTCGCGGCTGGACGATATGTTCGAAGCCAAAAACAGCTACGGAATCGGCAGCCAGATGTTCACTACAGGCTACGATATCTACAAGGACTATATGTCTGACGAAGGCCGGGCAAGAGTGCAGGGCGGGTACAAAGACTGGGAAGGCTCCCAGATGTACACCGACATTGCCAAGGTCACGGGAGCAAGTGAAAAGCAGATGGACTTCTTCGAAAAGAAGTTCGTTCTGTATAACAACAACGCCGTCGTGCCGGAGAAGTACAACTCTTTCGTTGACGCAGGTTGGAGCAGGGAAGCGGCTCAGAGCCTCATGGTAGGAATGTCCGGACTTCAGCCCACGAACGGCAGGAAGACGGTTTCGTATAAGCAGAGACTTACCGAGATCGCGCTGATCCCTGGCCTGACGGAAGCTCAGCGTTGGGAGGCGTTCTTCGAATACTGCCCAAGCAGCTATACCAGCGTGATCAAATCCATGAGCAGGTATAAGTCCAACGGGTTCAGCTACGAAAAGGCGCTGAAGGCGGCCAAGAAGTGGGACGCATAATAAAATCCCCCTCAATCCGAGGGGGATTCGTTTTTCGGAATAGTCGTTTCGAAATCTGGTTCAGTCCATGCATAGCCGAAAATTTTGGTAAGCATCCTAACGCTTCTGGCAGCAGCATAGTCCATTATTTTTCTTAATTGATCATTGGTTACATAGATGCTTATTGCCTCGGAGAGCGTAACAGCAAATATCAAACTTTTGGATGCCTCGATAACAATTTTTCGTCGGTTCATATCCAAGCCTTGAAATTGCTCCCCGGCCAAGAGCTCTGCAAGTTCTTTTGCGGTTCTCATTTCTCCTCTACCTTTCTGTAAGCTTTCCAGCTGCCGTGACGGCCTTCCTTGCATTTCTGGATCGCCTCGACCACGTAAGCGTTTTTACGCGCTTCGGCAATCTGGCGTTTGTTCTTCTCGCGGTTGAAGGTATAGAATACTGCGTAACGCCAACAATCTGTGTGGCAGCTGATCTCGCGCTCTTCGCAGTCTTTACACGGATTCGTCATCTTCGATAATCACCAGCGTATCTATTCCGTTTAGGGTAAAGTGCCACTCTCCCGGATCAAGGGAGTCAATCAGGTGGTAGGGCCACGCAGGGACAAGCCATTTAACAGCCTCCCGGATTTCGTTTGCAGTTCCTTTCAGCTCAATCATCACTCGCCTCCTGTTTCAGCCAGCCCAGCCACTTTTCAGGAGGCCAGCCACCCCCACAAGTGAGCGCGAATGATTCAATGCCGCTGATCTTCTTAGCCAGCTCTTCATCCGTCATAGACCGGATTCTGTCTGCGTTGGTAATTGGAATGCGAAGTTTGTGCTTTTCACACAGTCTCTTAGACATACCACTACAACTTTTCATGTAGCGAATGCACCCTCTACAATGTTCGTCCATCACTCATCCCTCCTTCTTCACAAGATCAAGCAGGCCATGCTTCATCTTATCCATCATTTCGTTTATCATTATCGGGACCGGACAAACTCTTTCACCTTGCATAATGTAGTATTCGACGCAAAGCGGTTCACCTACTCTATGTGATTCACCGTGAGTATCGCAATAATCGTGATACAGGACAATTCTGTATCTTTCAAAAGGAACAAACTCATTCATGTCTCGCCCTCCTCACTTGCAAACCCAATGACAAAAAGTTGCTTCCGCATATCGGACAAGTCTTTATTTCCATCACTCAGCCCTCCTGTATAAGAAACATAGCCACTACAATGACAAGAGAAATAAGAAAACCCAGCGCCCAAGTAATCAGTGCCGTTTTAACACCGTAGGCCACGCAACTCACTCCGATCAAAAGCGCAAACACAAGAACGAGAATGATGATTCCAATAATCCGCTTCATTTCTTGCCCTCCTCGCTTGCCGGGATGATTGTTGGCATTGTGGATATCTTTTCGAGGACATCTACACATGCGTCTTTGATCCCGCCCTCATAATCATCTTTCCACGTTATTTCATAGCGATTCTCGATAAACTCAATCAGTTCGTCTGCCGAGATCAGCCGCCCATGCGGTTCTTGAATAGGGATGATAGGAAACAGCTCAGCTTTTCCTGCTCTTGCGGAGAAAAACTTTCCACTGATTTTATAGACACAAATTGTGCCACCCTCTGTCGGCATCTCCATGCCTTTGATTAAGACGCTCACCAGTTTACCGCCTCCTTTCTGTTCACAAAGAAGTGAATCCCATGAGAGCATTCGTTCCATCGGTTATCATCCCAGCTATCGGGATAGACCATCTTGCCCACAGTATAGACGCATTCAGCGTAGTCGCAATTGGTAAGTGTGGACACATCTGCCGCCTCGCCTTCGATAGTCTCGATAGCAAGCACAAGTGCCTTGTCACAGCGACATTTGCGGCTTGTCGCGGAGCATCGTTTCGCATCTTCGGGGATTTGCAATTTGACGATATATCCGCTGACTTTTTTCCAAGCGATAAATGCTCCGGCATCCGGGCAAGTGATAGGGATGTATGGTATGTTTTTGGCTCCGGACAGGTTGGCTCCGTACAGGTTGGCTCCGTACAGGTTGGCTCCGTACAGGTCGGCTCCGGACAGGTCGGCTCTGGACAGGTCGGCTCTGGACAGGTTGGCTCCGTACAGGTTGGCTTCGTACAGGTTGGCTCCGTACAGGTCGGCTCCGGACAGGTCGGCTCTGGACAGGTCGGCTCCGGACAGGTTGGCTCCGTACAGGTTGGCTCCGGACAGGTCGGCTCCGCGCAGGTTGGCTCCGTACAGGTCGGCTCCGGACAGGTCGGCTCTGGACAGGTCGGCTCTGGACAGGTCGGCTTGCATATTTTTCCATCCATCACAGTCTTCACGAAGCCAATGTCCGTGGTTCTCTATAAGCTGCTTCAATTCATCTGCTGTAAGTTTTCTCATGCTCATTCCTCCTTCGGCGGCTCTTCGTCTACATAGCCGCTTCTCAATCTTGCCCCGCACATCGGGCAGTAATTGACATAAAAGCCATCCACAAATCCAGGATATTCTTCATCAAATATTTGGATGTAGCCGCTTCCGTGCATATTGATGAAGATTCTTGGTTCTGTGTTCTCTACGACATGAAGAGTTTTTCCTGCTGTCCTATTTGCATATCCGCAAAACTCACACCCGTTCATATTTCCTCCTTCGGCGGCTCTGGCAATGGCATTGTCATGATAGCCTGTCCGTAAGTCATCATTTTGGTTTTTTGAAGATAGTAACCGTCTTTACGCAGTTTTTCAAACTGCTGTGCATAAGCATTCAGCTCCTCTATGGCATCGGCGGCTAAAGCCGCTAACTCTTCAGTGCAAGTGAAAAATCCTCGGTTTTGTGAATCACGGCACATACAAACACTACAATCCCAGCCATACGGTTTTGCATGTTCACGCAAAGCTTTAATCAGCTTTTCATACATCGGCAGGCACCTCCATCTTCGCACCGCACCCGTGGCAAAACTTATAAGCCTCAATGTCAGCGGTAATTACGGTCTGCCCGCACTGACTGCACTTATAGATTCCAGCAGAGCTTATCTTTACCCACTTCCCGGTCTTCTGCTCCACCACGTCGGCGGCTGGAAACGCTGCTAATTGGCGAAGAAAAACAGATTTTGCGTAATCATATTTCGGGTCTTTTTGACTGTCTTTATCAAAAGGATAGTGGTAATCTATCTTTTCCCGGAAAGCAATTCGGTCTATATATTCAGCCATTCCTATCACCTCTGTCATAGATTCTCGTTTTCTTCAGCGGATGCTCTTTTTCCCATTTCCGGTAGCATGACCATGAGCAGAAGAAACCTATCGTGGTGGATTTCCCGTCGGTAATGATGCGTTTATACACCCACTCACCTGGGCATCCGATGAACTTTGTTTTGCCGCAGTTAGGACAGTCGTGATACCCGCTGTTTACTCTTTCAGTCTCTCTCGTCCTCGTATACATCGTCATCCTCCGCTTCATCATTCTTATACCCGTTGGCGAATAACGTCCTCAGGTGAGCGACGTCGATGTTCAGAAACGACTTGACCACGCCTGCCCTTAGCAGCTTGACACGTCTCTCATGTTCAGCTGGATTCCAACCACAGGTTTCGCAAACCTCGGGACGGAACACGTAATCAGCACAATACACACTCGATTTCTCTTTATGTACATATGGGCAGCGTGGGTCTCTGCGTTTATTCAATCCCAGGCCTCCTTCCAGTCATATTCCAGAGTCGATTTGACTCCCTCGTAAGGATCGGTGACAACCGCCGGCGGATTCATCGGCTCCATCGTTTTGTAATACTGATCCTTCCACCAGTGGGCTTTGCGTTTCCAGCGGAGAGACCAACCGAACTGGCAGATGTTCAGCAGGATCGATACGGCAAGTGATATCAGGATCGCACCTTCGTAAAACAGATCGTTTATGGTCATAACTTCCTCCTTGCATATTCAGCCATGAGAATTGCCTCGGCAATCCCGTCATGCGCTTTTCTCCCATTATGCGGGACAAGGTTTGCTTCCGGAAACAGACGCTGGCAGACCTCGATAGACAGCTCTTTTTTTGAGTTTAGCCCGTACTCTTTCTTCCAGGTCTGCGGTGGAATTTCCTGATATGATATCTCGAACGCATCGAGGACGCCTTTGAGCCAGCCGAAGTTAACACCGAAGTTGAACATGGACACGCTGCCCTGCCTGGGCATTGCGTGAACGCGTTCAATGCAGCAGCGTGTCTTTTCCTGTTTTTTAGACAGGCAATAGCAGACATTCAGGAACTCCTGCTTATCGAACTTGCCGTACACCTCGATCTCGCTGTTGTTCAGGATGGCGTAAGCCCCGTTGGCGCCCGGATCAATTCCAAGATAGTACATCATGCCCTCCTTTCATGCCTGCTGACGAAATCAGCAATCGCGGCTTCCAACATATCCTGCATGGAAGCAAAGCACATGGACTCATACACTGACTGAACCCGTGACCGCAGCGAATCATCAAGCCGGACATACAGCCGGTTAGACTTGCGCTTGTTGTCGTGTTTCTTGTTCCCAATCGTAACGGAGATGGACAGACCGGGAGCTTTGCCGAACCTGTCTTCCAGAAGCTTCTCAGCTTCTGGAATCAGGCAGAGCGCGTACTGAGCCGGGTTACAGGCGAAGCTCATCTGGGCCTTGGTGAATCCTGGGTATTCTGTTGCGACAGCTTCTACCATGTCTTTCTGCTGGATGCCTGCAATATCTGCATACCGGAGATAATCGATCATTCACTTGCTCCTTTCAGACATTATCCGATACAGGTCAGTTTCTTTTTTCTTTTTGCAGAGGTCACACTTGTCTGTGCTGGTGCTGTATGGTTCTTTGACCACGACAAAGCCAAGCAGAGACTCAGCGCACTTCACACACAGCCTGAGAGTTTGAATTACTTTGCTCATATCATTGCCACCTTTGCTTTGATCTCAGCGACGATGTCTCTGGCTGGCGCAGCCTTCTTTTCAGTTTGCTTCTGAATCCTATCCCTGGCTTCGTATTCCTTTGCAGAGATCACAGGAGCAGAGCTTTGTCTGCTGACCCACTGGTGAAGCTTCGCCTTCCAGTCGATGATATAGCCACCCTTGCCGACGAAGCTGCCATAGTAGTCGTAGAACTTCGTGAGGCTGATCTTTCCGAAGATACCGTTGTCTACTGCGTACTTGACAACTTCATCGAATGTCGGGGCTTTTTCGAATATCGGAGCAGAATCAACACTCATGCCAAATAATCCTCCAATGATGGGAACGTAGTTTCCACGCCTTCGTAATTTACCTTTTGAAGTTTGTCCAGTTCTCTTGGCGTAAGCTGGACGAGGGGCTTGATCTTTCCTTTTACGGTGACGCTGCCTTCGACCCACTTTCCGTTTTTCTTGTACTTGCGGTGCATAACGGATCGGATGCTTCGCAGCTGGAACACGCCGTTTGGCCCGATTCCGCTTGGCACATTTGTAACTGATATTCCAATCTTCGGCTGGGCTTTACCGGGAGACTGGACAATTACGATCTCGTACGGGCCGTTTTTGCTACGGCCCGTCTTTACTGCTTTGGCTACATAAGCCTGACCAACTCTTACCTCAGTCAAGGGAAATCACCGTCGTTTCTTTTGCCGGCTGGTCATATCCACGCACGTCCTGAACTTCCTCCGCTGTCTGAAGCCCGCAGAGAACTTCAGGACAATGCTCACGGCAGAAGAACGCAGCTGCCCTGTAGTGGAACATCAGGTCAGGCATTGTCTTCCACTTGGAGCCGGACTTGTTGTACCAGTCCTCACCTTTGACCATATCCCAGGTGACAGCAGTTCCTTCGCAGACAACGCTATCAGCCAGCCGGGTAGCCTTGCAGTAGTAACCGTTGGTGGAACCGTCATCGTTCACCAGCCGGACGTACTCAAGAGGGGAGAACTTGCCGGAAGCATTCACAGCTGCTGCGCAGAACTGACCAGACCAGCTGGGTTTGCCCTTGATTACGTACAGATTCTGCATTACATGCAGCAAGGAGAACTTTGTTCTGCTTGCCATTTCCATAGCGATCATGACCGACCACGGATTGTTTTTGTAGGTTTCCGGGATCAGCTGAGTAGAACACAAGCCCTGAGCTGCTTTATACGCAGCGCCGAGGGATTTCGTGTTCATCCAGTCGAATGCAACCGGAGTTGCGACCTGGGTTTCCTTCTTCGGTTCAAGCTGGGTTTCCTGCTCCTGCACGGTTTTCTGTTCGTCCATCACTTATCTCCTTTCTTTTTTGCGATGATGTCATCCAGGGACGCGAAGAACTGCTCGATTGCATCGTCCAAATCCTTGGATATCTTCGTATCGACCTTCTTCTCGGTTTCTTCCATCTTTTCTTCCAGGAATTTCCCGGTGTCAATGTGATGGTTAAACTTGAGATATGCGCCGATTCCAGCAACAGTTTCCACATAGTGGTTGTAGAAGTCCAATCCGGCTTCCTTGGACTTCTTGGCGGCTTCTCCACATAGAGCAAGCATCAGTGTGCCGATCTCGTCTTTCAGGGCATCGGAATCTCCAATGATAACGATTTCTTCATTCTTCTTGTTAATTTTCAGCATCCTTTTTTCTCCTTTTCCTTTTTGTGTCTTGGATTGCATAGTGTATTGTGATGCAGGCTCGAGCCAGGTCTTCATTTTCCTTAAGCTCGATCAGTTTGTACGTGCCGTCTTTCTTCAGCTGCAAAACCCACAGCCCTTCAACCGGCTTCTCCTTCTCAACAGCCAGTTTGTACAGATTGAGCTGAGCCGTATAGCAGACTTTGTGAAGACCTGATATGTTCGCCGTAGTTTTGATGTCCAGGATTCCAGCCTTCCCGTCCACAGCACCGTAGCGGTCAAGAGTGCCTGCATATAGAATGCTTGAGTGAACAGGCCATTCGATCTTTTCCCAGGTCACATTGTGTTCTTTCATGAACGCAACGTAAGCCTTTACGAATCCGGCGTATTCGTCCTCAACCTCGACAGTCCCGAATTTGTCCAGAGCTTCGGTCGCCTTATGAACGCTCGTGCCTCGCTTGGCTGCCTGATCCAGGAAATACTGTGGAGCATCAGTGTACAGTTCGCGCGTCAGAAACCTCGTTAGTTCCGATACGGACGGAACCTCTTCACCATCAACGGTGTATTTGTGGCTGTCATCGTAGAACAGCAGCGTGGACATTAGTCATCCCACCTTTCCCAGACATCATCGAACGTTCCTTCGCTTTCTTCGGGCGCGTAACGCTCACGATATGTGATATCTGCGTACGAGGCCAGAAACGGGTCTTCTAACGATTTGTCGTCGTAGGGGTATAAATTCATCTCCTTACCTCCTTCCATTGGTTAAACTCGCAGCAAATTGCTCAGGCGTGACGTTGAGCGCCCAGCATAACTTGCGAATGTACTTCAGCGGCCATTCTTCCGTGTGTCTCTCATTCATCAGACGGTAGAACGTTCGTGTGCTGATCTGAAGCTGGGCTGCCATCCATTCATCGGTTTTGTGATACGCTTTCTGGCGTTCGAGAATCAGAGCTTTTATTGAATCCCGCTTAGGCGGGGAAGAAGTCTTCAAGTTTGTAACCCCGCTTCTCGATGCATAATCTCAGCCCTTTTTCAATCTTTGAGGATGTCACCCAGTCTTGATTTGGCTTGCCCAGGTATCGATTCAGGAATGATCGTGAGATGCCTGAAGCATCTGCAAGCTCATCCTGATTGATTCCGCATCGGAAACAAGCTGCGATTACATCACCTGCCCATTTGGTTTTGATATAAAACACTTTCTTTCCTCCTTCTGGTTGACAAAAGTCAACCAACGTGATATAGTACAAGCGAGTAAAAGCGAAATAGTGAACTTCGCTTTTGCCAACCTCATGTGCTTATTGTAGCACTATCTTTTTTACCCAGAAAGTACACATTTGTGAACCAAAAGGAGTGAATCTGTGACTTTTTTGGACAACTTGGAGCAGCTATGTCGAATCCGTGGTGAATCTGTCAGTCATGCGCTTGAAGCTGTTGGGTTGGACAAGTCTCTTTATCCGAAGTGGAAAAAGAAGCCGAATTTCACACCTCGGGGTACGACGGTACAGGCGCTCTGTGACTACTTCGGCTGCTCGTTTCAGACGCTTGAACCGAATGGGCGCAATCCGAAAGACGAATCTGACATTTCGACAGCTCTGAATCTCGTTATTCGTCAGCTTGATGACCGAGATAAGCGCAAGCTTCTTGCCTATATCCTGTTTACCTACCAAGAGGAACTTCCAGATGAAATGCAAAAACTGCGGACGAGCAATTGAAGACAACTCGCTTTACTGCAACTGGTGCGGACAATACCAGTTGAAACAAAAGCGGAACCAGGTGACAGTTCCAAAGCCTGTTCAGCTTCCATCCGGCAGCTGGCGTATATGGCTCACGAGAGAGAAAGAAAGCATTGTCCGCTCCACGCCCAATGCCTGCAAGGAAGAAGCAATGCGAATTCGCAGGCAGTGGCTGAAGGATGAAGCTGAAGGCAAGCACGAACCACCGCCGAAGATCGTCACGCTTGGTGAAGTCGTGGACGATTACATTAAAGCCAGGACTGCTACATTGTCACCGTCTACCATCTCCGGATACCAGAGCATCAGAGATAACCGGTTCAAAGATCACATGGACGATGACGTTTCTTCTCTCAATCCCCAGCAGATCGTCAACGATGAGATTGCAGCCGGGCTTGGAGCGAAGACGGTTTCCAATGCCTGGCGTCTCTGTTCCAGCGCATTGAAGAAAGCTAAAGTCCAATTTGATCCACCACGTTTGCCGAGGATTGTTAAGCATGAACGCGATTGGCTGGATTACAAACAGATTCAGGTTTTTCTCAAGCTCATCGAGGGGAAACCGTGCGAACTTGGTGCACTCCTTGCCTTGCATTCCCTTCGCCGGTCTGAGCTGTTCGGACTCAAGACAGCCAACTATGACGCCAAAAAGCAGATTATCCACGTCAGGGGAGCAATGTTGTCTACCATTCAGTCCGGTTGGGTTTATTCAGAGCTGAATAAGAACGACACGTCCAGAAGAGATGTGCCGGTTGTCATTCCGCGTCTTGCTGAATTGCTCGGCAAGGTGGATAAGACGCCTGAATTTATCATCGGCGATTCCCAGAAGAATCTTTACCGGGAAATCAATTCGATTTGCAGGGAAGCTGGTTTGCCCGAACCTGGGATTCACGGGTTACGTCACAGTTTTGCGAGTCTTGCCTATCACCTTGGCTGGAAGAAGCTAAGTACGCAGCAGATCGGCGGCTGGAAGAACAGCAAGATCGTTGATGAGATATACACGCACAACGCAGACCTGGATAACGACCTGAAAACCATGCGTGCATATTTCGTGCAAACTCAGAGCATGACAGATGTGGCTGATTCCTGACAAATCTGTCTGATTCCAGACACATTTGCTGGTACACAAATGTCAACTATTGCTGGGTTAGTTGGGATTTTGAGCGTAGCTGCTGAGTCTTTGGCGGTGAGGGGCAAAACCCACTGTAGGGGTTCAACTCCCCTCATCTCCACCATATTTACGGGCTTGTTTCAGGCCGTGCAAACAACCGTGCAAACTAAGCCGTGTTTAATATGACCTATACGAGTTATATATAAATTTATTTATATATAACTCTATAGGTCATATTGTGCTTATGCGGTCTTTTCATTGTCCCAGGGCGTCGGCTCATCCACCTTGTAGAAGGCGAATTCGAATCCGTACCGTTGCTTTGCATCCAGAATTGCTGCAACCGCACCCACGACTTCCGTTCCCGTACCTTCACCATTCAGGTGTCCGTCAAGAAGAACCTCCGGAATCCACATCCACGGTTCCATATCCGCAGCTACAGCAGACACATCGTTGTCATTTTCTTCCTGAGGAGCGGAACCTTCGGTTAAACTTTCCGGATCATCCACAATCGGATAAACGGTCTCCCAAAACTCATCGTCGTCTACGGGGCCATTCTGGCCCTCATACGCGATGTCGCTGAAATCAACCATTCTCAGCCTCATTTCCCTTCTTAAGCTTGGCTTCCAGAAACTTGACCTGATCCTCAAGCTCACGGCACCTCATACGCAGCTCGGTGATCGTGTCGAGCCGATCGTTGGCAATATCTTCCATTACGGTAGCTTTTTCTTCGAGTCGATTGAGCTTGAATTCGACAAGCGCCTTGTACTCGTTGAAGGAAATTGTCACTCCGGTTTCGTTATCCATGATGTTCTCCTTTCTCAGTATCCACAGATTTCTCTTTGTAGTTCCGGGTCAAGCGTTTCCCAGAACAGCGCTTCGTGCAGTTCCCAGAATTCGGATGCGGGACAGCCGTCAAACATGATTACGCTCCTTTCTCGTTTTCCATAAACAGCTGATCCAACAACTTACATGCGGTCTCGTATTCAGGCCAGTCGGTGTAACCAGCCATTTCCATCTCGTGACAATACAACTCTAACTCGTCAATCAGAATCAGTTCCGTCTTCATCGTCGGTCACGACCTCTCTGTCATATGCCTTTCGGCAATACGTACAATCACACGGGCAATAGTCACCATCGCAGATGTCAGGATCATAGGCCCACAGGCTGACGCTCATTCTTCTTCACTCCTTCCAAGTTCCCGGTAGTATTCCAATTTGTCTGGGTCTGGCTGAATGATGATGCTGAACATCCAACAGCCATCGGGGGTCAGAAAATTATCGCTTTCTTCTTCGCACCATTCGCAGTAGTCTTCCTCTTTTGCGAGAAAGCCGGGGTCATTTGCATTCCCCCGGCAATGTTCGCATTTGTAGCAGATAGACTTCACGCTCCTACCCCCACAAGTTCGTACGCTTTGTCAAGCAGCTGGTGGCCGGCAATCACATTCGAGAACCGGTTCTCTTCCCAGTTCTTCGTCTTGCGTACAGGGCTACTGTGATCCACATAGTCGGCAACAGCGTTTAGGAAGCCCCATTTTGTGCCGACGAACTTAGCCAGATCGGGAGCCATCATGCAGTTTACGATCTGGTATTTTGCTGCCTTCGCAGTTTCTTTTTGGCGCTCGCTCGCGTCATCTTTCAATTTGAACATCTGATCCAGCACGGTGATGATCATGCCCTGGTTCATTTTGCTGTTCGCCAGCTTGTCTGCCTCTTCGGCGAAGTGCTTCAGATACAGGTCAGCCAGTGCCAGCGTCTGCCGTGCCTCAGCCAGTTTGGCCTGAATATTGCCGACGTGTCTGGTAGACCAACTGCGCTTCGCCTGACTCAAAGCCAGGTTCAGTGTGTTGTTGCAGACTACACGAATTGGAGTCATGCAGCATCTTACCGCGCCGGTTCCATCGTGCGTGTTGGTGAAACACACATACGGCTCGAATTTGTCACCGACAATATCAGTGTCCGGCAATTTGCCAAGCAGCCAAATCTGTCTGCCTTCTTTCAGACTGCCAGCAGTCTCGTATTTGAGACCCTGCCCAATCAGGGAATCCGTGAAGTCAAAGGCTTCCTTGTTCTGCACAATGCTGTACCTGCTGCCGACAATTCCCAATACGGAATCATCGGAGCTGCGGGTATTCGCAACATACCCCTGAATCTGAATTCCACGCTGGTCGAATACGGGGCAAGGATCAACCGTCCAATCCAGGCCGGCTTTTTCGATAGCCTCTTGAGAAGTGAGAGCCTCTTCGACTCTCACCCCAAGGCCATGCCAGGGCTTCTCACGAACATAGAACATAGTCTCAACATTAGCTGCCATTATCTTACCTCCTCATAAAGTCTCACATGTTCGCAGCATTCATCCCACTCACCGTACAGCGGATGGAATAGGTCTCCATCCATATCGACTGTGCCAATAACGCCCAGCTTCCCATCTTTATCTTCATACATGATTGGAGGACCAGGAAGGAATGCGCTCCCGAATACGTAGAACTGTTCGAGAGCGTAGTTCCGTCCGCCAAACCTGAAGTAATACAGATCAAGAGCTGTGTCTTTCTGAAATTTGTCTTGATACGGATGATATCCATTGGAATCGCAAACATAATCCCATAACCGATTGCGTGGAGACGGTGTGTAATTCGTCTTGAGTTTGATCCAGCGGCTCACTCTGCGGAATCGCTGGCCTGTTGTACTGACAATTTCTTTCATATCAGTTGAACAGGTTATCCAGCGCCTCGCGCACTGCATCACGGACTGCTTCGGACAGAATCGGACCGACATAATCCTCAATAAGATTGTCAACCTCGGTCTCAATCAGATCGTCAATCTCATCGTCGAGATTCATGTTCTCGACAGCTTCGCTGATATAGTCATCGATCTTCCCGGACGCAATAGCGTCTTCTACCTTGGATTCGATCAGGCTGCGCAGATTCTTCACTTTCTTTTCCTCCTTAAGATTGATTGTAAGTTCAGGTTTGGCTTTCTTTTCTTCAGGCATCTCACGATTCCAGCAGGCAACGCAAAGCGAAGCATACTTTTCACGGTCGTATACAAAAGTATCACAGAATTCGCGGTCAATATCGTAATCCGTATATCCGTAGCTTCTCGGGCAACCGATCATGCAGTCTTTGACATCCATATCGCTGTATTCGTTGTTGTCGGGGTGATCCAATTTGAATTTTTCAATAAGGGTCATGACAGCCTCCTTTACAGACCAAAGTGGGCTCTGAACATAGCCTTGTGCTTATTCGAGGTGCGGCTATAGAACTGAGGCCCATCATATTCCACATACTTTCCATCAATGATCGCAGCTACCTCGCTGGTGTAGCTGAAGCAGTGGCAATTCTGCTGGTCGTCGATCATGAATACGCAATTATTGCCGTTGAATACGATTCTCATATCAATATCCTTTCTGACTCATTAGTTTGAATAAGCCCCATGCTGTGAATACGCACAGGGCTGCGAGTGTCACGATTTCGTTGTCGGCCTTGACCAGAACCGACAATACGACAGCGCCAACCAAGACCGGCATCTCATTCACCTCACTTCATATCGTGGTCTTCCCACGGCAGGTCTTCGTCTGCGCCGAAGCCCTCATCCGTAAATTCGGGAACGTCTCCCATATCCGGAGCAGGAACCGGAGCAGACGCTGCATTCTGCACTTTGTCCCCACCACAGAAAAATACCTCGTTTGCGAGGATTTCGGTGGAATACCGCTTCTTGCCTTCCTTGTCCGTCCACTCACGAATCTGAAGACGGCCCTGGATCAGGATGGGCTTGCCCTTCTGGAAATACTTCGTGACGAACTCGGCGGTCTTTCTCCATGCGCTGATGTCCACGAAATCGCACTTCTGACCGCCCTCGGTCTGCTTGTCGCGATCGCAGGCAATACGGAAAGAGCAGACAGCAACGCCGGCGCTGGTGTGACGCAGTTCGGGATTTGCGACGATACGACCCATGATTGTGACAGTGTTAAGCATTTTGTATACCTCCAAAATAAAATATTTTATATTCGCCCAATACGGACGTTGGTGTGAGTTACTTCTATCCCGCTACCCACGGAGCGGTCAAACAATGCCCAATTCGTGACGCTGCCACTACCAGGCATTGTATATTCCTATTTAGATGCGCGAAAGTTCACATTTGTTACCGTGATGACCAGAACCACCTGGGATGCTCAATTTGATTCAGCAATTTGATTTTTCCTCCTTACACGCAATACGCAGATTCGTAGAGCATTGTCTTCAGCGGCATGATCACGATTTCCTTCAGTGTGATATTCGCTTCGGCCTGCTGTTTACGCTCCTTTTCATGATGGACGAAGCCCATAGCCTCGACCATGGACGCGAACCTACGATACGCTGCACCTTCGATGCGAACATCGACGTAGAAGCTGCCAGCTTTGTGATTTTCGACAGAATTGATATTTACGGACATGACTTAAACCTCCTTAAATTGCAGTCGGGCCAGGGATCGGGCGCTGAACGAGCCAGGCTGCGTATCCTGCTGCGTGAACGATATCCGACGTGCGGTACTTGAACCCGTCTTTGCGAACATCAATAACGCAGATGTTTCCGTCTACCGGGCTGTGGTAGACAATGACGGGGCCGATTCTGCCCGGCAAGCCTCTGCTCAGGCGAGATACGAAGAACTGCTTATCTGCGACGTGATCAATCAAGGACATATCTGTAACCTCCTGTTATGTTCGATATTTTGCTGTTTACACCTGAAATTGGGGCACACAGAATTGAGAAACACAAGGAACCGTACCTTAAGATTTGCGGTGTTACGGCCCCGCAAATCTTAAGGGGCGAAAGTCCTTGTGTTCCCAAAGGGCGACCAGTGATCACACTGGTCGTCGCAATTCTGCGTGCCAAAATCCTCTTCCTTCCTCTCTCCCTCTTCTCTCTCCCTCTCTCATACTCTCTTCTTCTCTTATCTCCCTTACTCTATCTATTACCTCTATATGTGAAACTCTATACAGACTCTTCAGGTGATAGCTGTAGATACGCACTAAGCAGAGGTTTGTTGCAGTAAGTTACTTGTTGCAATAAACCCAAGCTGTGTGCTATGATATAGCTACTACTTTACGAAAAGAGGGGAAATCTGTGAGTAATTGGAGAGGGCGTTGCGAAGACTGCAATTTACGTGCTAACGGGAACTGTGACCAGTGGGGTGAAGACCCAAGCTGCCGTAAGTGGGTTCCGATTACACACAAGCACAGACCTGTGAAGCCACGGTATAGTGACAAGGATGGAGAGTATCCACAAGGTACGAAACCTTGGGAGAAGCGAGGCTGAAACCAGTGGAAACATAAAAAAAGCCGAGAGACCCTTTCGGGCCTCCCGGCTTATGTTTTAAGGCTACCTGCCTTAGCGGGTAGCCTTGTTTTCTGTCGGGCGTCCGTAGCCGCCTCTGACAAAGCCCGCTTTGGCCTGTTCGGCCTTGCGGGCTGCATATGCTGCTTTGTCGTAGAAGTCAGCCTGAAGTTCCCGGATCATGTCGTTGTAGATGACCCAGATGTCGAAGGTCTGACCTGCCAGCTCTTCGAGAGCCTGGGATTCCTTGGTGTAGGCGAAGATTCCGTGGAACTTCTGGTTAGCCTGAATCTTGAAGCTGTTGAACTGAGGTCTGTATGCCCGAGTGGTGAACTCCTTGCCTTCAACCTCGAAGGTCATCTTCAGGTAAGCTTTCTGTTCGTATGTCTGACCGTCCCGACCCACGTAGGTTCTGGCTCTCTCAACCTCGGACTTGAGGTAGACTGCCTTGTGATGCCCGAGACCGATGACGCCTTCCTCGTCTTCGAAGAAGCCTCCGAGATCTTCGTAGGCCTCAGCTTCGCTGCGGCTGAAGATCTCTTCGCTTCTGCGGTAGTCAAACTTGCTGTCTTCCCGCTCCGCGTCCAGGCGAACCGCAACCGTGCTTGCCGGTGCGTTGACTGCGCTGTTGTTAACCACCTGAGCCTTGCGCTCGGCCTCCTTCGCGCGAGCTTCCGCTGCTGCGCGGTCGGCCTTCGCCTGCTCCATGCGAGCCTTGTAAGCTGTGCATACGGTGTTGTACTTCGCGAGGGTGATCGGGGAGAAGTCGATGACTTCAGCTGCTGCGTCTACGGTGTAGACGTAAGCCTTGTTGGTCTGTCTGTTGTGCATGTAAACTTTGTTGTCGACTTTGAGAAGGATGCGAGAACCGTCTTTGCCGTCGATGTTGATTGGTCTGTCGTTGACAAGCTTCTTGGAAGTGATGAGGTTGTTGATGAGGTTTTTCATGTTAGATTCCTTTCTGCCCTGTTGGGCTATCAAAATATTTTTTCGAGAGATCATCTGTTTGTATCTCTTCACTTCTATCAGACCCGAGAGTCAAGGGGCCTTCGAGCGCCCGGCTCCACCTTGGGTTATGATCAGAGACGGGCGCTTGAAGGCCTACAGCCAAGTTGAAATTTTAATAAAAGCGCTTTGTGTAATTTTTGTTCACGGACACTTTCGTGAACAAAAATTCACAAAACGCAACTTCCTTATAACGCCAACTTGGATGTCCTTGACCGAAGGGTATAATTAGAAGTGAGAGATATATGGTGCGTTTCGCAGAGACCAGCTTGCGCCCGCAGGCGCTATTCAAATAAACTTCCTCTTTCTTCATCCCGCGCCCATACTCTTCGGCGCGGGATGACCCACTTGTAGAAACCAGATCAAGCTTTGAACGGTTTGTGAAGTCTTTGAGTTCACAAAGCGTTCTAAGGTTGATCGACCTCGGCGGTACGCCGACGTGATGACTTGACTACCAGAACTTACCTGTTGGTTGTTCATGGCGCTGCACTCAGGTACGTACGCTCGCGTTAGGGCTTTAGCCCGGCCCTGACGCGTTGTTGTGCTGCGTCCCCCGCAAGCAGCACAACGGCTGGGCGCTAGCCCAGCTGTCAGGGTAACGCCATACTTGGCTACCTTAGCCCCCTACACCAAGCTTACTGTATTATATATACTTACGTATATAGTATTAACCTTTGTTGGTTGTATGTGAGGTAAGATAGTTATGCTAAGCTTAGACTCCACACCGACTTACATTCAAATACTATTCGCTCTGGTTAGAGAGGGAAGCTTGGTGTGCAGACGCAGGTGCAGCGCACCCACCTGGCTATGTGCAGTACGCAGTGTGAGTACGAGGGGCGGGCCACGCACAGAGGGGCGACATCTAACGAAGGGGGTGCCCCCGCCTGCGCCGGTGAGCCAGCAGGTTTTGGGGGAACCGGCAGCGTACCCCCCTGGGCAAAAAAGTACGCCCCGCTTTCCAGTGTATATATATATTAAATCCCAGAGAGAGTTCAGGCTTACCTTGGGGTTACTGCAATCCCACAGCCACTTCAGGCCCACCCTGGGGTCTAAAACATGGATGGGCTAAATACGCAGTAGTACCTGCTTAGAAAAACTGGGTACTTGACAAAAGGTGAAATACGTCATATAGTGGATATAGGACAGTAGGCAGCTTTTTCATTACCACCTCCTTTTACACTGGCGAAACCCCGGATAAAACCGTAGTGATACGGAATCCGGGGCGTAGTCATATCCACTGTTAGTTGAAATTTGTCAACCAATGCCGAGAAGAAGAGCAACAACAGAAGAGAAGAAAACGCTTGATCTGGACTTCGGTTCGGTCAGCGAGAAGCAGGCAGAGTTTCTGGCAGCTGACACGACATACGTTTGCTATGGTGGAGCGAGGGGTGGAGGCAAGACCCACGTAGCGAGGCTGAAGGCGGTAGGCTTGGCGCTGAGCTATCCTGGGATCAAGATACTGATGGTTCGAGCGCACTATCCTGAGCTGATAGCGAACCTGATAGACCCGATCCTCCTGTGGCTGCCGAGCGAGATATACAGCTACAACGGCACAGAACACAAGCTAACGATCTACACCAGCCTGATCGTACCGGGCTCTCCAGACAGTGTAATCAAATTTGGACACTATGATGGGAGAGCTGCGGAAAACGAGTACCAGGGCGTGGAATACGACGTTATCTTTCTTGAAGAGGCGACGCAGCTGTCGGAACGCGCATTCCAGTTCATTGGATCATGTATGCGTGGTGTAAACGACTTCCCGAAACGAATGTACCTGACGTGCAACCCGGGAGGCGTGGGACACCAGTGGGTGAAGAGACTGTTCATCGACAGGCGCTTCATCACAGACCCGAAGAACCCTGAGCGCACTGAGAACCCGAAAGACTACACAACGATCCGGGCGACGGTAGAAGACAATCCTTGGCTGCTTGAAAAGAACCCTGGGTATGTAAAGTTCCTTGCGAACCTGCCGCCCGACCTGAGAGAAGCGCATCGTTACGGTGACTGGGACGCTCTGAGTGGAGCATACTTCTCGAATTTCCGGCGAGCCACGCACACGATGGCGCGGTTCAAGATACCGAGCAGGTGGAACATCTACCGGGCGTTCGACTATGGTCTCGACGCGTTGGCTGTCGGCTGGTTTGCGATAGACGAAGATGGCCGCGCATGGTGCTTCAGGTACTATGAAGAATCCGGGCTGATTGTAAGAGATGCAGCGCGGAAGATTGTAGACCAGAGCCCATCGTATGAGAAAGTGATCGCGACATACGCACCGCCAGACATATGGAACCGGCAGAAGGACACCGGCAAAGCCATGAGCGACGTGTTCTTCGACAACGGTGTAGCGGTTATTAAAGCGGACAACAACAGAGTGCAGGGGCACATGATCCTCAAGAACATGATGAGCATGATGCCACTGACTGACGAGTATGTAAAGAGCCTGTATCCGGAAGGCAAAGCCCCAGCGACGTTGCCGGGAATCATGTTCTTCGACGATCTCGAATCCACGACGCCTGAAGGCGTAGTCCGCAGCGTAGTGGAAGACATCGAAGCCATACAGGCTGATGAGAAAGACCCGAACGACTGTGCGAAAGAGCCGCACGACGTAACGCATAGCGTGGATATGTGCCGGTACTTTGCGATCATGCGAAGCCGGGCGACGGACAAGAAGCAGAAGAAAAAGAAAGTCGACCTCCTGGCGTTCCTGCGGGATGGCGACAAAGACCTGAAGGATAATTACGAAGACTACATGTGCGGCGGGGAAATCACTGACAACTACATGATGTAAGAAAGGATACATCCATGATCATCGATATTCTGTTTTGCGTACTTGTGATTGGGCTGTTTGCCTACGTGGTCACCCTGACCCGGAAATACAGCAAAGTGCTGGACAGGCTCAGCTTTCTTGCGCTGAGTGTCAAAGAGGCTGAAGACCTTGCGAACAGAGTAGATGAATCGACCGGCGCAATGCTGCATACGTTTCAGGGGAACATCAACGACCTGCACAAGCAGTTTGAAAAGTTCAAAGCGGAATACGGCGATGCTGCTGTCGAAGAGATGAAAGAATCCGCGAGAGCACAGAAAGCGTTTGCAGATGGGCTTAATGGCGTAATGTCGTTTGGAGCCAATCTCTACGGACGAGGTGACAGTACATGAGTGAACAGAAACTCGGGCTATTCAATGGAGAAGACATGCCGAACGTATTGACGGCATGGGATTTCTATGAGAAGGAGCTCGAGTTTAACAATTCCATCAACCTTGAAGAAACCGTCAGGGTTAACGAAAACTTCTTTATCGGGAAGCAGTGGGAAGGCGTACAGGCCAACGGTCTGCCGACTCCTGTGTTTAATATCCTGAAACGCGTCGTCGGGTTCATTATTGCGACCATTACGACCGACAATCTGAAGGTGAACGTCACCGCGCTGTCGAACAGTGTGGGCACGGACTCTTACAGGGAATGTGTCCGTATTGTCGGTGAAGAGTGCGATGCTCTGATGGTTCACAATAATATCCCGGCGATGGTCAGGGAGTTTGCGAGAAACGCGGCTGTAGACGGCGACGGCTGCATATACACGTACTGGGACCCGACAGTGAACGTGGGCGGCGGCGTAATGGGTGCGATCCGCAGCAAGGTCCTGGAAAACACCAGAGTTTTGTTCGGAAACCCGAACGACAGGCGCGTTCAGACCCAGCCGTACATCCAGCTGATCACGCGTGAGCTTGTCAGGAACGTGAAAATCCGGGCGAAAGCCTCCGGAAGCTCTGATTGGGAGCAGATTCTTCCAGATGATGAAGAGACTGTCCGGCAGGAAGACGTTTTTCGCACCGACGACAAGGTGACTGTGGTGCTGACGCTGTGGAGAAATCCGGAAGACGGAACAATCTGGGCGTATGAAAGCACGCAGAACTGCGAAATCCGCGAACCGTGGAGCCTTGGCCTGAAGAAATATCCGATTGTCTGGTTCAACTGGGACTTCATTCAGGACTGCTATCATGGTCAGGCGATGATCACCGGCCTGATTCCGAACCAAATCTTCATCAACAAGGCGTTTGCCATGTCGATGCTGTCGATTATGAGGACGGCTTGGCCCAAAGTCGTATACGACCGGACAAGGGTCAAGAAGTGGGATAACCGCGTAGGCGGTGCAATCGGTGTTGACGGGAACACGACAGGGGTTGCGGAGATCATCGACCCGGCTGCGATCCAGCCCCAGATTGCTCAGTACATCCAGATGGCGATTGAGCAGACGCAGGAGTCTCTGGGCGCTACGGAATCGGCGCTTGGCGGCGGCAAAGCCTACAACACCAGCGCGATTCTGTCCCTCCAGAAAGCGGCTTCGACACCGACGGAGATGGCAAAGCAGAACCTCTACAAAGCAGTGGAGGAATTGTTTGAGATATACGTTGATTTCATCGGAGAATACTACGGAACGCGGAAAGTCGACATGCCGACACCGCCGGAGATGCAGCAGGTCTTCCAGTTCATAGGTCAGCCTGCACCGGAAGAGATTCCGATGGACTTCGACTTCTCTGTACTGAAAGAGTACCCGATGCTTCTCAAAGTGGAAGTGGGTGCGTCCAGCTACTACAGTGAGATTGCCGCGATGCAGACCCTCGACAACCTGCTTCAGAGCCATCAGATCGACATTGTTGATTACCTTGAGCGTGTGCCGGATAGCTACGTCCCGGGCAGACGCAAGCTGATTGCAAAGAAGCAGCAGCAGATTGAACAGCAGCAGATGATGCAGCAGATGATGGCAATGGGTATTCCTCCCGGAACTATGCCGCCACCCAGCGGAGAACCTGATGTACCGCAGGTTGGCGTGCAGAACCCGGGCATGAGTATGGACCTGCCACAGATGGGCGGGCCTCCGAGCCCAACGCCAGCACCTAATCCGCAGCCCAGCGGTGGCGACGTGACGCCGATTGCAGGATATCTTGACCAAGACCCGGAGATCACCGGAGGCCGAGGCTACAGAGCAGCGGCACGGGCAGTCAACGGGCAGGCTTAGTGTTTAGAGCGGGACACCAACGCTTTAGATATACGAAAAACTTACCGGACGCCGGGACACCAACGGCAGAAAGGAAAGCAAATGGAAGAAAACAACGAAGTTATTGAGCAGGAAGCTGAAACGACCGAATCCAGTTTCGACGCTTTCAACGATGCATGGGATGACGATTATGAGGTTGAGGATGCTACTGATGATCATGACGATGATGAACAGGAAGCAGACGACACCGAACCGGCTGACGAGTCGGAAGACGCAGACCAGGCAGAAGAAAACGCAGACGAAGCGGAACCATCCTCGGAATCGGGAGAAGAATCCAAAGAGGGAAACCAACTTTATGAGATTACTTATCTCGGCAACAAGGAACAGCTGACGCTTGAGCAGATGACCGAACTTGCTCAGAAAGGCCGCGACTATGATCATATTCGGCAGGAGCGCGACAAACTGAAGGGCGAGAGCGGACGGCAACTCGACTTTTTGAAGAAGCTTGCAGACAAAGCAGGCGTGAGCGTAGAAGAGCAGATCGAACTGACGGAAGCCATGTGGCTGATGGACGAAGAAGCTGCGAAAGGAAACACGATTTCTGAAGCAGAGGCCCTGCTGCGGATTCAGCGCGACCGGGGGAAGACCCTTGAAGCGGCTGAAAATGCAGGGGATTCCGAAGCCCCGGCTGGGTTCAATGAACAGATTGACCGGTTCCTGAAAGTCTACCCGGATGTCACGGGGGATCAGATTCCGCAGGAAGTCTGGGATGAGACCAAGCGAAACGGCGGCGACCTGCTGGTAGCGTATCAAGGCTATCTGATCAAGACTCTCAAAGCCGAGAATGCCAAAAATGCACAGGAAAAAACAAACAACAAAAACAAGACAAGGAGTACCGGGCCTCTAAACAGCGCCGGTGCAGGGAAGAAAAGAAGCGCATTTGATGAGGGCTGGGACTCCGACGACTAAAAGGAGTGAACAGTTATGGCGACACCAGGTTCTACCGGCTCTATTAATCTTGTTACCGAAGCCTCTCCGAAAGTTCTTGAGAGGTTCAAGCTCAAATCCGTTACGGAAGGCATTTTCAACCATGACTATAAGTGGGTTGGCGTGCAGACCGTAAAGATTCCCACGGTTGATACCGTCCCCCTGTCTGATTATGACGCAGATCGTGTTGATGGTGGTTCCCGTTATGGTTCCCTCATCAACCTCGGCGATAACTGGCAGGAACTTCCTATCAAGCAGAAGAAGAGCTTTATCTTCTCTATTGATAAAACGTATGATACCCAGCAGAAGCAGATCAAGAAGGCCAGCCAGTGCCTCAAGCGCGAGCTTGACGAGGTTGTTATTCCTCATCTTGACAAATACCGGCTTCAGCGGATGGCGTCGAAAGCTTCGGCAAGCCATCACAATATTGCCTCTGAAACTCTGACGAGCAGCAACATCATCAAGACCATCATCGACGCCAATGCGGTTATGAGCGAGCATCTTGTCCCGGAAGGCGGCAGGCTCCTTTATATTTCCAATAAGCGGGCGAGCGATCTTCTGCTTGCTCAGCAGGTCGTTGGTGCGGGTCCTGTTAACAAGGGCAGCCTTGGTGAGAAGGCGATCGTGAACGGAGTACTTGGCGAAGTTGATGGCTGCCAGATCAAAAGAGTCCCGTCCAGCTATCTCCCGGCGAATGTTGAGTTTATGATCGTAAAGAAGAACGTAGCTCTCGCCCCGATGCAGCTGAGAGAGTACGAGATTCACGACGGCTCTTTCATTCTGAGCGGCAAAGTCGCGACGGGTCTTGTGCAGCATGACTGCTTTATCCCCGAAGAGCGCGAGCAGTGCATTTTCGTCGTAACGAAGAGCGGCAGCGGCGCTATTGCGATTGTCGGCACTGGCGTCCTGACCGTTACTAGTGGCACGGCGACTATTACCAGCGGAGCGACTTCTATTGCGAAGTCCGGTGGTGCCAAGAATGTTACAGTGTCTACTGTATCCAGCGGCGTTCTTACCGCGGACGTCACCGCAGTTGATGTATCTGACGATACTATTATCAAAGCGGTTTATGATCCGTACAGTGGTCTAATCACAATCACTCCGCTTAAAGCTGGAACAGCGAATCTTGTTGTTACTGCAAACGGCAAGGTTGGCTACGACTCGCCGGCACCGGTTACTGTTGCAGTCACAGTAACCTAACTAAATAAAGGCCCTCGCAATGAGGGCCTTTTTCCTAAAGAAAGGATGATTTGTGGTGTATAACCCGAATGATGTCTTCCAGAAACAGCTTTCTCAGCTTGCAGAGAGCTACCGGCAGGGAACTCCGCCTGTTCTTCAGCAGATGGGACAGCCAGCAGTTGAGCAGGTAAAAAGCGTTCCAGGGATTACAGGAGCGCGGGAATACCTGAAAAACATGGCAGCATCCAGTTCTCAGATTCTGATGGATGAGACTCAGAACATGTTCTTCCTTGTGCGAAAGGACGCGAACGGCAATCCGTCTCCTATCACCGTCGGTAAGTTTACCGTGGAGACTGAGCCGGTCGAAGAGAGTCCGTATATCAGCAAGCAGGACTTTGAGGCTTTCAAGGCTGAACTTTGGGAGAGACTTGGGAAAGGAGCGACAGCATGAACGACATCTTGAGTTTGCTCGGCGGAGGTACGGCATCGGGTGGATTTTCGATGCTTCTCAAGGCGATTGGCGCAGCCATGCGCGGAGAAGACCCGGCGACGTTCATGCGCAGCATTGCCAACAATCATCCAGCACTGAAGCAAGTAGATTTTAATGACCTGTACGGCTCTGCTCAGAAGCTTTGTAAGGAGAAGGGCCTTAACCCTGATGATGTAGCGCGAAGCATTGATGGAGTTGTGGCGGGTCAAATAAAATAACATAAGGAGACAAGACGTATGAACAGTAATGGTGGAAGTTCCTTCTTCGGTTCTGACTGGCTGGGCGCATTCCTGATTATCGCGATCCTGTTTGGCGGCGGTCTTGGTTGGGGCGGCAATCGCGGCCCGGCTCCGGATGTGGCAACGAAAGAGTATGTGATGGATACCGTCAACAACAGCGCCGTCCAGGGCCAGCTTCAGCAGATCGCCCTCAGTTCTGCGAACAACAACTTTGAGACTGCCAAGCTGATCATGGATCAGAATGCGGCCATGCAGCAGCAGAACTTCGCGAACCAGATCAATGTTTTGCAGGGCTTCAACGCCCTCCAGCAGCAGATCGCCCAGATGGGCTTCAAGATGGAGAGTTGCTGCTGCTCGATCAAGACGCAGATGCTTCAGGACAAGTACGATGCGCTCCAGGAGCAGTACCGCAACGCTCAGAACGATCTCAGCAATGCGGCTCAGAGCCAGTACATCCTCGGCGCACTCGGACGGTTTGTGGCCTATCCGTCTCAGGCCGCAACCATCGCAACCGCAGGCTAAACACTAAGGGTGGGCGGGAAACCGCTCACCCTCTTCTTATACGGAGGGACAATTATGGATACGACAAAAATGTTCAAGGAGCTTGCGGAGTTTGTGATGGAAGAACTCTCGGACGCTCAGAAATATGCCAAGAAAGCACTCTGCCTGAAAGGCGAGAATCAGAAGCTGGCCGACATGTTCTACACGCTGTCGGTAGAAGAAATGAGCCACATGAACCGGGAGCACGCCGCAATGAAAGAGATTGTTGTGACTGCCCCGGAGGAATACGGACTTGCGTTTGAACTTGTGACCGATCACGCCACAGAGTGGGCGAAGGAGATCAAGGTCATGCAGGATATGTACAGGGAGTAACCCGAAATGATTCAGATAACAGTCGAAGGCCGTAGAGCCTCCGTTTCGAATAAAGAACTGTTGACTTCCGGTTCGGCAGGAATCGAAGCACAGTTTACGCTTGACGAAGCCTGGGGACTGGCTCCGGCAAGAACAGCCGTCTTTCGCGTCGGAGATGACGGAGACAAGTACGATGTTCCACTCGATAACTCGCTGACCTGTGTTGTGCCGCCGGAATGTCTGACGGTTTCGGAAGAAGTTTTATTTATTGGAATTTACGGCGGCAACGGCTCCGGAACAATTATCATCCCGACGATTTGGGTATCTGCCGGAGTGATCAGACCGGGCACAGAACCCAACACACCGAGGGAATATCAGCCGACGCCATCTGTTGTTGAGCAGATTCATATTATTGCCAACAGGGCAGAGCAGACGGCAACTGACGCAATGACCCTTGTTGAAGAGGGACTGCAAGACCTCTCTGCGTTGGAAAGTACCGTGCAGGCCAACGAAGAGCAGCGCCAGCAGAACGAAACTCAGCGTATCGAAGATTTCAACACCATGATGCAGAGCGCAAGGGCGTACCTTTTGGAGCCGAGTGTGTCCGCGATTGTGTACGATCCCAATAAGGAAAGCGGGGCTCAGATTTCCCCGACCAGCCTTGAAGTCAGTGCATATTACATTGACAACGAAGGCGACAGAGGCGGCTTCGCGGCGCCGTTCTTTGAAGTGAGCATTATCCCGGAGACGGGAACGCCTACCACAACGACGTGGGAAACCACGTCCGCTGTTTCGCTTACACTGCCACAGACGATTACGCCGGGGACAACTGTGCAGGCAAGAATCTGGAAGAACAACAGCCTCGGCCTTCCGATGACGCTGGCCGAGATCACAATTCCGGTTGTTGCCAGCGGCGAGAACGTGGTCACATACGAAGTCGCTGCGTATGATCTCACTACAAGCGCAAACCTCAATGCGCTTACATACGATCCGAACGGAACCGGAACTCTTGCCAGCAGATTCAGCCCACGTAGGTTAAACGTGCAAGTGCTCAGGCGGGAAGGTACGGAAAGCAGGGCTGTGCACTTTGAACTGTATTGCCAGATTTATGGCGACAGCGGCACTTCCGTATGGTATGTATCCGGCTCCGGTACAACACTCACAGTCGTAATTCCTGAATCCATCGAAGGAATCACGGGCCCATATCAACTGAAGCTTGAAGCACACTACTCGGATGACAGCGGCACGGCAAGGACGACCACGACTTCGCTTCCGATTATCTCAGACGGCCTGAAGGGGGACAAGGGAGACACAGGAGACACCGGCCCGCAGGGACCGCAGGGCATTCAAGGCGAGACGGGGCCGCAGGGACCGCAGGGCATTCCCGGCGTCGTCCAGTCCGTCAACGGAAAGAGCGCAGCCGACGTCACATTGGACTCCGGTGACATCGGATATGACTCTACAGAGACGTATACAAGCGGCACTGCAGGAGCTGCGCTGAATGACTTAAGTCGCCAAATAAATGACGAAACCACCGGCCTCGACACCAAAGCTCCCGTCATCATCAACACAGCCTCCGGAGCAATCGCCAGCTTTGACGATGGTGCGGATGGTATGCCCATCAAGAAGCTGGTAGCTCAGATCGAGCCTGTGCAGGATTTGCATGGGTATGATCATCCGTGGCCTTCGGGGGGCGGGAAGAACAAGTTTCCTGTTGCAGACTGGTTTAGAACTTATGATGTTGGTTCTAATTATCTCATTGTCGGAAATACTTCTGTTTTCCTAACCGCTGGAACATATACAGTTTCTTTTGAGTATTATGTTGATGGTGCAACATCGGTCACAGCATTCTGGAGAACATACTCAGAACAAGTGACCTCAGTTGATTCGGCAAAACAGCTTGAGTTTCGTTTGCTTGGTTTGTCAATTGATGCAACGGCATGGACTGCTGTTACTCAGACATTCACACTGCAAAACGATGGATGGTATGGCATTGATGATGGTCAGCTTTGTGGCGGAGTGCATTATCGCAATATTCAAGTGGAGACTGGGAGCAGTAAGACCGCCTACTCCCCCTACTCCAACATCTGCCCGATCAGCGGATGGACGGGGGCGGAGATTGAGCAGACGGGCGCAAATGTCCTTCCGATTTCAGGATATACAGGACAGGGAGACTGGTTGACTTTCATATATTTCCCGGTAACTGGTACATATCTCAAGAGATTTGCAACGTTTTCAGGTCCAGGAGAATACACTTTTACTGTTTATGGAATTAAAAATGGTGTCATGTCAATAATAGACGGTTACTCGAGATCTGAGTCTTTTGAAAAAGTAGATACGGTATCACAGTTTGATACAATAATGGTGTACGGATACAGCAACAATCCATCAAATATTCTCAGCAACCTTGGCGTGATATT